AGCTCGAACAGCTCGGCATCATCGACAAGCACCCTGGCCTCGCACAACTTGCCATCACTCTGTCCAAGTCTGTTGACGATCCGGGTAATGCGACCGCGCAGGCGAACGCTGCCCGTGAGCTACGGGCCGTGATGGAGGACCTCCGGAAGTTGGCACCGCCCGCGGCAGAGCTGGACCGCGTAGACGAGCTGGCACAGCGACGGGAGGACGGCCTTGTCCGAGCCCGTAGAGCCTGAACCGAGAGGCGTGCAGACGCCCCGGCTGTTCACCGCCCCCTCGTCGTTCCTGTCTTCGGCTGGCCAGGAGGCGGTGGAGCTCGCCGCAATGGCGGGACTGAACCTGTTTCCCTGGCAGCAGCACGTCCTGGACGTCGGCATGCGCGAGCGTACGGACGGCAAATGGTCCGCGTTCGAAGTCGCAGTCAACGTCCCACGCCAGAACGGCAAGGGCGGAATCATCGAGGCCAGAGAGTTGGCGGGTCTGTTCCTGCTGAAGGAACACCTGATCGTCCACTCCGCGCACGAGTTCAAGACCAGCCGCGTCGCGTTCCAGCGAATCCAGTCCCTGATCCTCGGGTGCCCTGACCTGCGGAAACGCGTGAAGCGGATCCTGAACAACACGACGGAGACGTCGATCACCCTGGTCACCGGGCAGAGCCTGCAGTTCATCGCCCGCTCTGGGGGCTCAGGTCGAGGCTGGACCGGCGACTGCAACATCCTCGACGAGGACATGATCCTGGGCGACGACGCCATGGGCGCCCTGATGCCGACGATGTCCGCGGTCCCGAACCCGCAGCTTTGGTACCTGGGGAGTGCGGGAATCGGTTCTCCCTCCGTGCAGCTGGGGCGTCTCCGACGGCGCGCGCAGGCCGCCCTGGAGGCCGGAGAGCCGGACCCGTCGCTGGCGTACTTCGAATGGTCGGTCGATCCGCACGTAGACGAGTGCGGGCCTGACTGCGCCGAGCACGACGCGACGGACGACCCGCAGGCCTGGGCGAAGTCGAACCCATCGCTGGGCTACCTGATCAGCCATGAGTTCGTCCGCAACGAGCGGGCATCCCTCGGCACCGGCGGCGTCTTCGAGCGTGAGCGCCTTGGCGTGGGCACGTACCCGTCCGACGAGGCCGACACCTGGCAGGTCATCGGCGAGGAAGCGTGGCGGGCCCTGGCAGCCGCTGAGGCGCGCCCTGAAGCGCTGGACGACAACGGCAAGCCGATCCCCGGCGTGGTGTCCTTCGCGATCGACATGACCCCTGAGCGGTCCCATGCGGCTATCGCCGTGGCGGGGCCGTGGCGGGGCGGCACGCACGTCGAGGTCCCCGACCACCGGCCCGGTACGGGCTGGGTGGTGGAGCGGGCCAAGGAGCTGCACAAGCGGTGGCAGCCGCGGTGCTGGGTGGTCGACGAAGGCGGGCCGGCCGGTTCGCTCATCCCTGAACTACGTGAGGCGCTCGGGGCGGACATCGTCATCCCGAAGACACGGGAGGTCGCACAGAGCTGCGGCCAGTTCTACGACGCGGTCGTCGAGCAGACGCTGTCCCACCACGACCCCGCACCCCTGGCAACGGCACTGGCGGGGGCGCAGAAGCGCCCGCTGGGTGAGGCATGGGCGTGGTCCCGGCGCCCCGGTTCCGGGGCGGACATCAGCCCGCTCGTCGCGGTGACGCTGGCGAAGTGGGGCCTTACGGCCGAGGTCGAGGACGACATCGACCCGCTGGACAACATCTTCTGAGAGGGGCCACATGACCAGGGCAAAGGCTGTGGTCGCCCTGGCCGGGGCGGCAGGCTGGATCGTCAGGCAGTTCCCGAGCGTGGCCGGAGCCGGGCTTGTCTCGACGGCCGGCTGGCTGGTGTACGAACCCGCAGGCGTCTGCCTGGCCGGACTGTTCTGCCTGGCGGCGGATTGGCGGGGCGCACGATGAGTCTGTTCTTCGGGCGGCGAGAGAGCCGCGCCCCGTTCGCCGAGCCCGCGATCCCACGCCCCTCCATGGGTGGTGGGACGTTCTCCAGGATCAACCTGGCCCGTGCCGAGGCCAGCCTGCAGAAGGTCGCCGTGTGGTCGGCCACCGACCTGATCGCTTCCCTGGTGTCGACGCTGCCCATCGACGTGTTCGCGGGCAAGGGCAAGGCCCGCAAGGAGATGCCGAAGCCCAAGGTGCTGCTCGACCCGGCCGGCGACGGATACGGGGTGAGCGACTGGCTGTACCAGTACATGATGTCGCTGCTGCTGCGCGGCAACGGGTACGGCAAGACCATCGACCGCGACCGCATGGGCAACCCCACGCAGATCGTGCTGTACCACCCGGATGACGTGCAGGGCTGGCGGGACGAGAAGACGGGCATGCCGCAGTGGCGGGCCGGCGGGAAGACCGTCGAGCCGGAGGACATGTGGCACCGGCGGGCGTACCCCGCACCCGGCTGCCTGCTCGGCCTGTCACCGGTGGAGCACCACGCGGGCACGATCGGCCTGGGCATCGCCGCCCAGCGGTTCGGATCCCAGTGGTTCCAGGACGGGGCGCACCCGTCGGGGATGCTCACCAACGACCAGAAGCTCGACCCGACGACCGCGAAGACGGCGAAGGAACGGTTCCTGGCGTCGCTGTCCGGGTCCCGTGACGTTGCCGTGCTCGGCGCCGGCTGGAAGTACCAGCAGATCCAGGTGTCCGCGAACGAGTCGCAGTTCCTGGAGACGCAGCGCTACACCGCGGCGGAGTGCGCACGCATCTACGGGCCTGGCATGCCGGAGATCCTCGGCTACGACACGGGCGGGTCGATGACCTACGCCAACGTCGAGCAGCGCTCCCTGGACCTCCTGACGTACGCAATCGACAAGTGGCTGGTCCGCGGCGAGAACATGTTCACCAGCCTGCTGCCCGAAGGCCAGTACGCGAAGTTCAACCGTGCGGCCCTGTCCCGTACGGACCTGCTGACCCGCACCCGGGCGCACGCCATCGCGCTGCAGAACAAGTGGACGGTCATCAACGAAGTGCGCGACCTCGAGGACATGGGGCCCGTGGACTGGGGCGACAAGCCGGCAGTCGCCGAGCCGCCGAAGGTGAAGATCGATGACAAGTGAAGGGGGCGCGATGAGCGTCAAGAGCGATCGGGCGAACACGTCCGGGGTCGTGCGGCGCGCGTTCCCGGTCCAGCTGGAGGTACGCGCCAAGGCCGGCGCCGCCGCGGTGTCGACCGTCGAGGGCTACGCCTCGGTGACCGAGTCGCCGTTCGAGATGTGGGACATGCTCGGCCCGTACTCCGAAGTCGTCCGCCAGGGCGCGTTCGGCAAGACGCTGGGCGAGAACCCCCAGGTGCAGCTCCTGCTGAACCACGGCGGCCTGGCGATGGCGTACACGAAGGCCGGGACCCTGCGCCTGTCGGAGGACTCCACCGGCCTGCACATGGAGGCCGACGTCTCCACCAAGCGCCACGACGTCAGCGACATGCTCGCCGCCCTCGAGGACCGCAGCGTCGACGAGATGTCCTTCGCGTTCCGCGTGACCCGCCAACTGTGGTCCCCGGACTACGACGAGCGGTCCATCATCGAGGTGGACCTGCACCGAGGTGACGTGTCCGTCGTGAACTTCGGAGCGAACCCCGCAACTTCGGTGGGCGCTTTGCGCTCCGCTGACTTCGACCGCCTCGACGAGGCGGACGCACGGGCGCTGTACGAGCGCCTGCAGCGGCGCCTGGAGCCCGCCCCCGCGGCCGGCCCCAATCCGCTGTCCCTGTACCTGGCTGAGGCGGAAGCCCTCAGCCTGTAGCACCACCTCGCCTGCACACCTGACGCGCCGGAGTCCACGCCGGAGCGCTCCTCGGCATGCCCGCAGGAACGCCACCACCTGGGCCACCACCCCGACGGATCCGCAGGCGCGACCCACACCCATAACGATGAAGGGAGCGAGCCATGCTCGCCTACCTGCGTAAGCAGATGACGGCCGCGCTCGAAGCCCGGGCCGCGCTGAAGACCGAGATGGACTCCGTCCTCACCGCGCCCAAGGCTGAGGAGCGAGGACTCAACGACGCCGAGGCGTCCGTGTTCGCTGAGAAGCGCGAAGCGGTCAAGGCCAAGGACGCCGAGATCGAGGAACTGTCCGCCAAGATCAAGGACCTCGAGGACGACGAGCAGCGGGAGCAGCGTGCCGCCCAGGTCCTCGCCGAGCACCGGCAGACCGGCGAGCGCCGCGAGCGCGTGACCGTCACCTCGGAGCCGGAGACGTACCGCAAGGGCGGCCAGGCCTCCTACTTCCGCGACCTGTACCGGGCCACGGAGAAGGGCGACCGCCAGGCCGCCGAGCGCCTCCAGCGCAACGACCGTGAGGTCATGGAGCAGCGCGCCGTCACCACCACCGACGGGTCCATGGGCGAGTTCGTGCCCCCGCTGTGGATGGTCAACGACTACGTGGCCCTCGCCCGTGCGGGCCGGGTCGCAGCCGACCGCGTGCGGCACCAGCCGCTGCCGGCGGGCACCGACTCCATCAGCCTGCCCAAGGTCGCGTCCGGCACCGCCGTCGCCGAGCAGAGCTCGCAGAACACCGCGGTGCAGAACACCGACGCCACGCTCGGCAGCGTCACCGCTTCCGTGGCGACGATCGCCGGTCAGCAGGTCGTGCCGCAGCAGCTGCTCGACCAGTCGCCGATCAACGTCGATGCCATCCTGCTCGCCGACCTTGCCGCCGACTACGCGGTCAAGCTCGACACGTTCGTCATCAACAACAACGCGGCGAACAAGCGGGGTCTGCTCAACGTGTCCGGCCTCAACGCCGTCACGTACACCGACGCGACGCCGACGGTCGCCGAGCTGTACCCCAAGGTCGCCGACGGCATCCAGCTGGTGCACACGAACCGGTTCATGCCGGCCGACACCATCCTGATGCACCCGCGCCGGTGGGCCTGGCTCACCGCGCAGGTCGACACCCAGGGGCGTCCGCTCGTCGTGCCCGTGGCGAACATGCCGCAGAACGCCCTGGCCGCCATGGGCGAGAACGCGTCCGAAGGGTTCGTCGGGACGATGCAGGGTCTGCCGGTCTACGTCGACCCGAACATCCCGACCAACCTGGGTGCGGGCACGAACGAGGACCGCGTCATCATCCTGCGGGCCGACGACGTGATCCTGTTCGAGTCGACGCCGCGCGCTGAGGTCTTCCGCGAGACGAAGGCCGCCCCGCTGTCCGTGTTGCTGCGGTTCTTCAACTACGCGGCGATCCACTCCGAGAGGTACCCGAAGTCCATCTCGGTCATCTCCGGCACCGGGCTCATCGCCCCCACGTTCTGATCCCCCCTGGCCGCCGGGCAGTACGCCCGGCGGCCTCCTCGTGGAAGGAGCAGCCGTGGCTGCGCGCAAGAGCACATCGCCCCCCAGGGCGGACGAGCAGACCACCCCGGAGGCCGTGGCCCCGGAGAAGGCGGACCAGGTTGCCGAGGAGCGGCAGGAGCGTACGGCCGTGGAGGCCGCCTACATCGACGCCCTGCAGCGCGAGCGGGAGGGCTACACCCGCTACGACCGCAAGGACCGTGCCGCCGGTGTCGAGGCCGAGCTGAAGCGGCTCGGCGCCCCGTTCGAGCGTGCGGTACCCCCGCCCCGCGAAACGGCCTGAGCGAAGGGAGGCGGCGCCGTGGCACGGCTCGTAACGCTGGAGCAGGTGAGAGACCAGCTCGACGACCAGAGCACCGACAACGCCGTCGAGATCGGTCTCTACATCGACGCCGCCACCGACACCATCGAGCGGCTGATCGGCCCGGTCGTGAACCGGGAGGTCACCGAGAAGGTGAACGCCCGGGGTACCAGGCTGGCACTCACGAAGATGCCCGTGGTGGAGCTGACGTCCATCACGCCCGTCCTCACGAACGGTTCCGCCGTCGAGGTCGACGAACTCGACGTGGACGGTGAGGCGGGCGTGGTGACGCGCCTGGACGGTGGCGCGTTCTACGGCGGTCCCTGGCGCGTCACGTACACGGCAGGGCGCGGGGCCACAGTTCCGCCCACCATCCAGCTGGCGGCGCTGCTGCTGATCCAGCATCTGTGGCGGACAAAGTTCGGGGCAGCCCGCGGGCAGAGCAGCGCGGACGACTTCGCGGTGACCGAGCCGATTCCCGGCCTTGGGTACGCGGTGCCGAACCGGGTGCTCCAGCTGCTCGGCTACACCCCGCTCGGGATCGCGTGATGGCGACCTCAGCGGCACCCGCCGCCATCGACGCTCTCCTGCAGATCCTGCGGGACGACAGTGAGCTGAACGCGACCCGGATCTTCGACGGCCCCACACCGTCCACCAACTTCACCGAGAGAGACCGGATCTACATCGGCTGGTCCCCTGCGTCCGACCAGGCCGCAGAAATGCAGCAGACCTTCGCGTCCGCAGGTGGCCGCACCCGCGACGAGAACGGTGCGATCGCCTGCTACATCGAGACGCGCGCCGGCAACACAGACATGCGCGAACGGCGCCTGCGGATCTTCTCCCTCTTCGCCCGCATAGAGACAGCCCTCCGGTCCACCAACGCGAACCCCACGGCGATGGACCTGGGCGGCGTCGTCCAGTGGGCCGACATCACCGCCGGCTCTCTCGACCAGGACCAGACCCCCAACGGGGCGATGGCCGGCCTGACCTTCACGGTGCACTTCCGCGCCCGCATCTGAACACCCCACCACCCGAGGAGTTACGCCATGGCGCGAGTGCGCTACATCGGCGCCGAGCCGGTCACCGTGCCGGAGCTCGGCAGCAGGACGGTCCAGCCCGACGAGCTGGTCGAGGTACCCGACGAACGGTTCGACGCCTACGTCTGCCAGCCCGCCAGCTGGGAGTCGGTCGACGAGCCGAAGCCGGCCGAGACCACGAAGAAGACGACCGCGGCCAAGGCCGCCACGAAGGAGGGCTGACCCATGGCGATCGGATCCGGGCTCGGCGCCCAGCTGTCCATCGGTGCGGAGACGACCTACGGAACCTACGTGGCGCCGAGCAAGCACCTGGAGTTCAACAAGGCCGACCTGAAGTTGGCGAAGACCACGGCACAGTCCGCCGGGATTGCCGCGGGCCGCATGCTCGCCCTGTCCTCGCGGCGCGTGGTGACGCAGCGCCAGGCCTCCGGGTCGCTCGAGCTGGAGGTGACCAACAAGGGGATGGGGCTCTTGCTCCAGGCCCTCATGGGCACCACGGTCACGCCGGTGCAGCAGGGCGCCGGCCCGGCGTACCTGCAGACCCACACCCTGGCCGACACCTTCGGCAAGAGCCTGGTCATGCAGCTCGGCATCCCGCTCACCACGGGCGCCGTCACCGACAAGACGTTCCTCGGCTGCAAGGTCATCTCGGCAGAGTTCTCCTGCGAGGTCGGCGGCATGCTCGTCGCCACGTTCGAGATCGACAGCAAGGACTGCGACGAAACACAGACCCTGGTTGCCGCGTCGTACTCCAGCATGTCGCCGTTCCACTTCGGGCAGATGGCGCTCAAGACGGGAGTCTTCGCTTCGGAGGCGGCCCGCGACGGCATCCGCAAGGTCAGCGTGAAGTTCGAGCGGCCCCAGGCCGTCGAGCGGTTCTACGCCGGGCAGGCCGGGCTGAAGAAGGAACCCATCTCGAACGACCAGGTGAAGATCACCGGGTCCATCGAGATGGACTACGTCGACACCACCTTCGACGACCTGCACACCAGCGACGCCGCGACCAGCCTCATCTGGGAGTTCGTCGGCCCGAACATCGCCTCGACGTTCTTCGAGACGTTCCGGGTGAAGCTGCCCGCCATCCGCTTCGACGACGCCCCGCCCACCGTCGAGGGCTTCGACGTCGTCCGCCCCACCCTGTCCTTCACCGGCCTGTACGACGGCACCAACCAGCCGGCCATCGAGTACATCTCCACGGACATCACGCTGTAGGCGGTGCCCTCATGGCTGTCTCCTCCGTACAGATCCTCGGCACCGGCCAGCTCCTGGAACTGTCCAGGCGGCTGCGCGCGGCGTCGGGGCCGCCGATCCAGCGGAACATGGCCCGCCGCATCCGGCGGGCCGCCGAGCCGCTGCACCGGGATCTGCAGAACACGGTGCGCACGCTCCCGATGCGCTCACAGGGCCGCCGCGCCGGATCGCGTGGCGGCCCGTCCCCGACGACCCGCCCGTTCCGAGAGTCCATCGCTGCGGCTATCCGCATCAGCGTCCGGGCCAGCAGCGCGCCCGGGGCCCGGGTCTACCTCGACAAGGGGCTGCTGCCCCGGGACATCCCCGTCGGTGCCGTGCAGCAGCTGAACGACGGCAGGCTCCGGCACCCGGTGTTCAACAACCGCAGCCGGTGGACGAACCAGTACACGCCGTCGATGTGGTGGGACAAGACCGTCCGCAACCACACCCCCCGCATGACCGCCGAGGTCGCACGCGTCCTGGACGACGTGCGCCGCCAACTCGAATAGGAACCATCGTGATCGTTGAGTACGCCCCCGAGGGCGGCGAGGTCGAGCGCTACGACGTGCGCAAGCTCCTGACGTCGGAGGCTGCGGCCGTGGGCAGGGCCCTTGGAATGCGGTGGCCCGAGGTGAAGGAAGCCCTGAGCGAGGACGACCCGGAAGCCATGCGCGCCATCGCCTGGGTCATGCGCAAGCGGCAGGAGCCGCAGCTGCGCTTCCCCGACTTCGACCCCGGTGTCGACGAGGTCTCCTCGAAGTGGGACGAGCGGGAGATCACCGCGTTCGTCGAGGAAGCGTTCAAGGTCCAGGGCAAGGACGAGGAGCGGAACGTCTTCCTGCGGATCCTGGTCCGCAACGCAGCGGACCCCGGCCACGCGGAAGCGTTCATCAAGGAGCACCAGGACGAGGCCGCCGCCCTGGCCGCTGGTGAAGCCCCAAAAGGCCAGTCCGCCGAGAGCCTGACATCGGGGACCTTCGAGGCCAGTACCTCGGCCTCTTCGCTCACCTCCTCCACCTCGGACCTGCCGACGTCGACCGGCTGACCGAAGAGGACTTCTACTCACTCATCGCCTGGATGGACACCCATCAGCAGGCTCAACAGTCCGGGGGTGAGTGATGGCTGACAGCCGTCTGTCCTTCCTGCTCGACGGCCGTGACGGTCTCTCCCGGGTCCTGGACCGGGTCGGCGACAACGCGGTCCGGCTTCACCGCCGGTTCTCTGCCGCCACCACCAACACCAGCACCGCGTTCAACCGGCTCACCGGCGCGGCGGACCGTAACGGGCGGCAGATCACCGCCGCCATGCGGGCCAGCCAGACAGCCACCGCCCGGTTCACGACGGACGCGAACGGCAGGTTGCGGGATCTCAACGGCCGCTTCCTGTCCGCCGGCCAGGCGGCCCGGGTGCTGCAGGGCGACATGTCCGGGCTCCCGGACCGTCTGGACGACGTGGCCACCTCGACGTCGAGCGCCGCGTCGGCAGGCGGATCGCTGAGCCCTGTGCTCATGGGGGTGGCTGCGGCGGCTGGGCTGTCGCTGCTGCCCGCGCTCGGCGCCCTGGTCCCGATGATGGCCGGGGCCGGCCTCGTTGCGGGCACGATGAGCCTGGGATTCTCCGGGGTCGGTGAGGCTGCGGCGCTCGCCGGCAAGGACCAGGAGAAGTACCGCGAAGCGCTGAAGAAGATGTCGCCAGAGTCCCGCGGGTTCACCAAGGAACTCGTCTCGCTGAAGAAGGAATTCGGCGGGCTCGGCAAAGACATCCAGAAGGTCATGCTGCCCGGCTTCACGCGGGCGCTGAAGGACGCGCGGCCCGTCGTCGACATCCTCGGCCAGGGCATGGTCAAGCTGGGCAAGGGTTTCGGCGAGGCGGCGGCCGGAGCGGGCCGACTCTTCAAGTCGGGCGGGTTCCAGGCGGACCTGAAGACGAACCTCGACCTGGGCATGTCGTTCGTGCGTGAGCTCGGCGGCGGGTTCTCGTCCCTGCTCCGTGGGCTGCTCGACTTCGGCTCGAAGTCCAAGCCCACCCTCGACGCGTTCTCGTCCGGCTTGTCCGGTCTGCTCGGCAAGGGCGGCGGCGGACTGGTCGGCATGTTCCGTGGGCTGGAGACCGGCATCGGCGGCAGCGCCAAGATGCTCGACGGCCTGTTCGGAATGCTCAACCGCGTGCTGCCCGCCTTCGGCCGGTTCGCCGGTGAGGTGGCCCGGACCTTCGGCCCGATGCTGGGTGAGCTTTTCGAGTCCACGGGTCAGCGCGCGTCCGCTGCCCTGGACATCCTCGGCAAGGGCGTGCGCGCCTTGGCCCCCGTTTTCAAGGACCTGGGCTACGCCGTCAAGACATCGACGCAGCTTTTCGCGATCATCGGCCCGACCATGCGGGACGTGGGCTCTGCGATCGTCGGTGCCCTGCTCCCCGCGAGCAGTGAGGTCGAGAAGTTCCGGGGCCCGTTCGAGCGGCTGTCCGGTGCGATCCAGAACAACAAGGGCGCCATCCAGGAAGCCGCGCGAGTCATGGGCGGCCTGATCATCGACATGGTCTCGGCCGGCGTCGAGCACCTGCCCACGCTGATCGGCCTGTTCCGCACGATGTCCAGCGGAGTCGTCACCGCGCTGGGCGGCATCCTGCACGGGGCCGCGTCCGCGTTCGGCTGGATCCCCGGCATCGGCGACAAGCTGCGCTCGGCAGACAAGTCGTTCTCCAGCTTCCAGCAGAGCTTCATCGGGGGCCTGGCCACCGCCGAGCAGAAGACGAGGGACTTCGCCAACGGCGCCCTGCCGAAGCTGCAGCAGGGGAAGCTCAAGGTCGACATCTCCAACTGGACGTCCCAACTCGAGACGGCCAAGGCCAAGCTGAAGACGGTGCCGCCGGAGAAGCGGGCCTCGCTCAAGGCGCACATCACCGACCTGCAGAACAAGGTGGCCCAGGCGAAGCGGGCCCTGGCATCCCTGCAGAACCGCAGCGTCACCGTCACGACGAGGTACGTCACGGTCGGGGACAGCAGCGCGGCCCGGAAGTCCGGGTCCCACGGCTCGACCCTGAAGTACGCCTCGGGTGGTCTGGTCGGCTACCCCGGCGGCGGCATGGTCACCGGCCCGGGTACGGGTACGTCGGACAGCATCGTCGCCCGGGTCAGCAACGGCGAGTTCGTCGTGCGGGCCAAGTCGGTCGCGAAGTACGGGGCGAAGTTCCTGGCCGCGATCAACGAGGGTCGTCTTGGTATGGCGGCCACCGTGGGCGGTGCGGGCGGCAGCATGTCCGGCGCTGGAGCGGAGGCTGGCCGCGGGCTCGCCGCAGGCCTGCGCGCGGCTGCGGCCGGGGTCGACGGTGCGGCCCGAACCATGGCGTCTGCGGTCGAGGCCGGCATCCGTGCCGAGCTACAGATCGCGTCCCCGTCGAAGAAGACGAAGGCGCTCGCCGCAGACGTCGGCAAGGGCTTCATTGCTGGGCTCACCGGGTCCAAGGCGAAGATTGCCGCAGTGGCCAAGGACCTGGTGAAGGACATCGTCGCGGCGTGGAAGGGCGTCAACACCAACAAGGACTCCAAGTTGGTCGCGATGGTCAACCGCGACACGAAGAAGCTCCAGAAGCTGGCGTCCGAGCGCGACGCCATCGCCTCCCGGATCAAGGCGGCGAAGGATTTCGCGAAGACCATCACGGCCGGCGCCCGGCAGGACGCGGCGCTGGGCAGTCTCGGTATCGCCGAGGAGGACGTGAGCGCTGGGTCCATCAAGGGCGGCCTCGCCGACAAGCTGGCCAAGCTGAAGCAGTTCACGTCC